TATTGATGTAAGACCAAAATTTGAGGTCTGAGTAGTCCAGGTAAGTCCATCAGTAGATGTTTTGAGAATTCCATTAGAAACACCTACTCCTACAAAAGTCCCATTACCGTAAGCAAGTGAGGCTATACTTGTGGTGCCCCAATTACTATAGACATAGTTCCATGTAGTGCCAAAATCTGAAAGAATTGCACTACTAGATTTGTATACTCTTGGAGTTGTATTAATCATGAAAGTTTGATTACCATACTTAACTACCTCATTAGCAACATTTGTTAGAGGAGTTCCTTGGAAATACCAGTTTAAACTTTTAGCGGTTGTTCTAATAACACCAGATTCACCTACTGAAACAAAAAACTTATCTACATAAGTAAGATAATTAATAGTATTAGTAATTGACAATAGGTTTGCTGACTGCGTAGTCCAGGTAACTCCGTCAGTGGAGGTTCTTACTGTTCCAAATTGTCCAGCGGCTACCCATAGATTATCTCCATAGGCTACTGAGTTTATGGTAGTAGCACCGAAATTTGAAGTTTGTGTAGTCCAAGTAATGCCATCAGTGGAAGTTCTTAAAGTTCCTCCAACACCGGCTGCAACCCATAGGTTATTTCCATAGGCTATTGCGTTTATGGTAGTAGAACCAAAATTTGAGGTCTGTGTAGTCCAAGTAATTGCATCAGTAGATGTCCGGAGAGTTCCGCTATTACCGCCTGCAATCCATAGGTTATTGCCATAGGCTATAGAACGAACGTTTGTAGCACCAAAGTTTGACGTTTGTGTAGTCCAAGTAATGCCGTCAGTAGAGGTTCTGATAGTTCCGGCAGAACCTCCTGCAACCCATAGGTTATTTGCGTAGGTTACTGTGTTTATTATTGAAGTACCAAAGGTTGATGTTTGTGTAGCCCAGGTAACTGCATCAGTGGAAGTTCTTAAAGTTCCAGAATTACCAACCGCAACCCATAGATTATTTCCATAGGCTACTGCGTTTAGGGTAGCAGTAGTATTTGACGTTTGTGTAGCCCATGTTGTAACAGTAGTGGTAGTTCTGAGAGTTCCATTATCACCAACTGCAACTAGAGTTCCATTGCCATAGGCCACTGCATTTAGATTAGTAGTAGTAGTATTTGAAGTCTGCGTGGCCCAGATAACTCCAGGGTCGCTATATGTGTTGTCACTTATACTTATTGCTCCGCTGTTGCCAACTGCTACCCAAATATTATTGCCAAAAGAAATATCGTTGATAGTAGTAGACAATATAGGCGCTTGTGGAATCCATGTGGTTACACTATTTAAGTCGGACATAGATGCAGCAGTTGTCGAAGGTCCTGCTACAAACACTCTTCCAGCACCATCAGATTCCATTGCTGTTAAAGATGTTCCATAACCTGTTCTAGTTATCCATTTAGGAGAAGTAGAATTTGAAACTCTTATTATTCCACCAGTACCAACTGTTACAAAAAGACCATTACCGTAGGCTATGGATGATACGGTTGAAGAAAAATTTGAGGTTTGTGTAGTCCAGGTAATTCCGTCAGTGGAAGTTCTCACTGTTCCGCTTACACCAACCGCAACCCATATATTACTTCCATAGGCTACTGCGCTTATGTTAGAGGTACCAAAATTTGAGGTTTGAGTAGCCCAGGTAATGCCGTCAGTGGAAGTTCTGAGAGTTCCAGCATTGCCGCCAGCCACCCACAGGTTATTTCCATAGGCTACTGTGCTTATTGCTGTAGTACCAAAATTTGACGTTCTTGTAGTCCAAGTAACTCCATCAGTGGAAGTTCTTAGAGTTCCAGAAGAACCAACCGCTACCCATAAGTTATTTGCGTAGGCTACTGCATATAGACTCTGTGAACCAAAGTTTGACGTTTGTGTAGCCCAAGTAACCCCGTCAGTAGAAGTCCTTAAAGTTCCAGCAGAACCGCCTGCAACCCATAAGTTATTGCCATAGGCTATAGAACGAATGGTTGTAGCACCAAAGTTTGACGTTTGTGTGGCCCAGGTCACTGTATCAGTAGAGGTTCTTAGAGTTCCATTAAGACCAACTGCTACCCATAGATTATTTGCGTAGGCTACCGCGTGTATGTCAGAAGTACCGAAGTTTGACGTTTGTGTAGCCCAAGTAATGCCGTCAGTAGAAGTTCTTAAAGTTCCGGTTAAACCAACCGCCACCCATAAGTTATTTCCATAGGCTACGCTTGAATTTGCTACTCCTGCAACTCCAAAGTTATTTGTAGTGTTAGATTCACGTGGTAACCATGCAGTTCCTATATCTGCTGCTGCTGTACCATCCCATGTGTTAAATGAACCTGTTATCCAAGAGTTATTTGCATAAAGTATTTTAGAACTAGTAGATTTCAACGAACTTAAAGACCATACACCTGTTGAAGTATTGTAGAAATCTACAGTCGAGAATGTAGAAGAAATTAACCCAAATAAACCATTACCATAGGCTACTGCGTTAGTTGCAGTTACTCCATTACTGGGTTGAGTAGCCCATACAAGAGCGTTAGATTTTCCTAATTTTTTACCTAATGCGCTTTTAGAGTTCACGAGTACATTTGAATTAGCGGCAATCCATTCAGGTCCTGGACTATCTAATGTAGATTTTACATATACAACATCTCCTATGTTGTATACATTAGATGAATTTGGTTCGTTCTTAAACAGCCCTTTGTTCATTGTTTAATCCATCCCCATATGTTATTTCCTAAGTCTAAATTAGGAAGAGAATTAGGAGATACCTTTATTAGTCCAATATTAGTAACAACAACCCATAGGTTATTTCCATACGCTATTCCATTATAACTATCAGTTGGTAAAGTGCCTAGATTAAGGGCATACCATGTCGTGTAATCGGGTGAAACCTTGCCGCCTGCAACGTCAACGCACAACGCCATTGCTTTATTTCCATATAATATTCCTTCAGTTATAGAATTAATGCCATAACCAGTACCAAGATTTGACGTTTGTGTAGCCCAAGTAACTCCATCAGTAGAGGTTCTGAGAGTTCCTGCGGTACCGCCTGCAAACCATAGATTATTTCCATAGGCTATTGCGGTTATGTTTGTAGAACCAAAGTTTGACGTTCTTGTAGTCCAAGTAATTGCATCAGTAGATGTCCGGAGAGTTCCAGCAGAACCGCCTGCTACCCACAGATTATTTCCATAGGCTACTGAGAGTATTGCTGTAGTACCAAAGTTTGACGTTTGAGTAGTCCAGGTAATTGCATCAGTAGATGTCCGGAGAGTTCCGCTATTACCGCCTGCAACCCATAGGTTATTGCCATAGGCTATTGCGTTTATGGAATTAGAGGTATTCGGATTTCTTGTGGTCCAGGTAATACTATCAGTGGAGGTTCTTAAAGTTCCGTTATTACCAACCGCAACCCACAAGTTATTTCCATAGGCTACTTCATTCAGGACATTATTAGTATTTGGTGTTTGTGTAGCCCAAATAAGGCCATCAGTAGAAGTTCTGATAGTTGCGCTATTACCAACTGCTACAAAGAGACCGTCTCCATAGGCCACTGAGTTTAGGCTAACAGTAGTATTAGAAGTTGCAGTAGTCCATATATAAGGATATCCCGCATAGTAGAGAGTATTACCGGGATAAACTGCAGTTCCATTAGCCTTTACCCAATTGTCACCAGGTTTATCGATTCCAAATTTAATTTCCCCACGATTAAACTGGGTATTGTGTAATGAACGAAGGCCTTTATTCATGAAAACCTACCATAAATTTTTGGAAGTTCATCATATGATGCTTTTAACTGTACAGGGTATACGCTTTGTTGAGCGTTTGCAGAGGTTGTAGATGTAGTCTTCATTGCTCCCGAAGTGCCAACCATTACCCATAGATTATTACCATAGAAAATACTAGTAGGATTAATTAAATTAATTGATATGTTAGATGGTTGTGTAGTCCAGTTTACGCCATCAGTAGACGTTCGTATATTTTCGGCGTTTCCTATCGCTATCCATAGGTTATTTCCATAGGCTATTGCGTTTATGGTAAAAGAACCAAAATTTGACGTTTGTGTAGTCCAAGTAATTGCATCAGTAGAAGTCCGGAGAGTCCCTCCAACACCGCCAGCCACCCATAGGTTATTTCCATAGGCTATAGAGGATATGTTTGTAGAACCAAAATTTGACGTTCTTGAAGTCCAGGTAACTCCGTCAGTGGAGGTTCTTACGACTCCGACAGAACCTCCTGCAACCCATAGATTACTTCCATAGGCTACTGCGTTTATGCTAGCAGTAGTACTAACTGATTGTGTAGCCCAAGTAACTCCGTCAGTAGAGGTTCTTAAAGTTCCGTTACTACCTCCTGCAACCCACAGATTATTCCCGTAGGCTACTGCGGTTATATTTGTAGTACCAAAGGTTGATGTTTGTGTAGCCCATGTAATCCCGTCAGTAGAGGTTCTTAAAGTTCCTGCGACACCGCCAGCCACCCATAGGTTATTGCCATAGGCTATTGCGTTTATTGCTGTAGTACCAAAATTTGAGGTCTGTGTAGTCCAGGTAATGCCATCAGTAGAAGTCCGGAGAGTTCCTGCGGCACCGCCAGCCACCCATAGGTTATTTCCATAGGCTATAGAGTTTATATTTGTAGTACCAAAATTTGACGTTTGTGTAGTCCAGGTAAGAATACGTTCTGCAGTGTAGATGCTTGGTAACGAATTTACAACAAAAGGATTTGATAAAGTATTTTTTAGTGAATTACTAGGAGAATTTATACCGTAAGCAAATAGCCTTAAAACACCGCCCTTAGTTGAGTCCAAAAATAATGAATTAGACTGGTCCTCATTAGTGTTGGGCTTTCGTGAACTTCCAAATGTGCCCCTGTTCAAAGTTAGAAGTCTCCACCAAAAGCAATTACATGATAGGTTTCAGCGTTATTTGTAGTAACGCGAAGAGATGAGCCTGAAGGTAACACGAGTGAGTTAAAAGTAATTGCGGTAGAAAAAGAACTAATTGATGCGCTTGGAGTAGTTGCAGTAATGGCTACCTCTTGAAGAAGAAAGTAAGTTGAACCATCATAGATAAAAAGTCGCACTACATTAGCAGTCGATGTTCCTGCTGCAGTGATGTCAACCTCATCAATTCGGCTACCACTTGCACCTGCGGTGAATAGTGTTCCTACGCTTGTAGGAGCAGTTCTAGACGTGTCAGCAGATGATATAGATACAGCCGAGCAACGTGGGGTTGCTGCAAAATTTGGTGTCGTTGCCATATATTTCCTTTGTTATCTGAATATAAATGATTGTACCAGCGTATCTGCTGGTACATTGGGGATTAGTCCTTGAGTTCCTTGAAGTCCTTGAGTACCAGTTGTACCTTGATTTCCCAAAGTACCCTGAACGCCTTGAGTTCCAACTGTTCCTTGAGAACCGATAAAGCCTTGATTTCCAGTAGTGCCCTGAACACCTGTGGTTCCTTGAGTACCCTGTGCTCCTGTATCTCCAGTTATTCCTATAGTACCTTGGGAACCAGTAACTCCTTGAGTTCCTTGAAGTCCTTGAGTACCAGTTGTACCTTGATTTCCGTCTAATCCTTGAATTCCTTGTGTTCCTTGCGTACCAGTCGTTCCCTGCGTACCAACTGTTCCTTGGGCTCCTGTAGTTCCTTGATGACCAGTCGTGCCTTGAGTTCCTTGTGCACCCTCAGTCCCTTGAGCGCCTGTTAATCCTTGAGTACCGGTAGTGCCTTGTGTTCCCGTAGTTCCTTGTATACCAGTCTCTCCTTGTAATCCAAGTGTTCCTTGAGTACCTTGCGTACCAGTGGAACCGGTTGCACCAGTTGCTCCTTGGGCTCCTGTCTGTCCTTGAGCACCCTCAGTTCCTTGCGCACCTGTTAATCCGTCTGTTCCTTGTATGCCGGTTGTTCCTTGAGAGCCTGTTGTTCCTTGAGAGCCTGTTGTTCCTTGAATTCCAGTAGTTCCTTGTGCACCCTCAGTCCCTTGAGCGCCTGTTAATCCTTGAGTACCAGTTGTACCTTGTGTTCCCGTAGTTCCTTGTATACCGGTTGTACCCTGAGAACCAGTTGTTCCTTGGGCTCCAATTGTTCCCTGTGCACCCGTTGTACCTTGAATACCAGATGCAAAAGTTATAAGTTCAATGTTTAAATCATTTGCAAATCCAGATGTCCCTGTTCCTCCAGACGCTGACAAAGACACTGGTATTTTTACATAACTATTTGAAATTACTATTGCAGAACTAGTGACATCAAATGTTTGATAGTTATCAGAGTCAGTTTTATCTTGAATAATAATTTGGTCATACTGTTTAATAATTGCCAAAAAGACGTCTATGTCAATCCCTAATTGTGTTAGATGGTTTACATAGATAAAAGAGGCACTAGTTTGAGAAGAATTATTCCAACGAAGATAGCCCGATGATGGCTGAGAGTCTGTTTGCGAATTAGCATCTGCTTTATAGTTGTAATAACTAGAGGAGGTACCGCTGGCTCCAGTTACACCTTGAATGCCTTGAGTTCCAAAAGTTCCCTGAATACCTATTGTTCCTTGAGTTCCTTGAAGTCCCTGCAATCCTTGCACACCCTGCAAACCATCAGTTCCCTGAGTGCCCTGAGTACCTTGAGACCCAGTAATTCCTTGCGTACCTTGCGCTCCTGTATTTCCAATAGCGCCTTGAGTACCCGTCTCTCCTTGAACTCCTTGAGTCCCTTGAACACCTTGAGAACCAGTAGTTCCCTGTATACCTTGATTACCAGTAGTTCCTTGTACGCCTACTGTTCCTTGAGGCCCCTGTGTTCCCTGTAATCCTTGAAGACCTTCAGAACCAGTTATGCCTTGATGACCTTCGGTTCCTTGAACACCTTGAGTTCCTTGAGAACCAGTAGTTCCCTGAATTCCTTGAGTACCTTGTATACCAGTTAACCCTTGAACACCTTGAGTACCAGTCTCTCCTTGTACTCCATTTAAGCCTTGAGTACCAGTTGTACCCTGACGACCTTGGATTCCTTGAGTACCAGTTGTACCCTGACGACCTTGAGTTCCTTGAGCACCTGTTGTACCTGTAGTTCCTTGAGAACCAGTAGTTCCCTGACTACCCTGTGTACCATTGGCGCCTTGTGTTCCAAAAATACCTTGAGTTCCTTGGGCTCCTGTAGTTCCAAAAGTTCCTTGAGAACCAGTAGTTCCCTGAATTCCTTGAGTACCTTGAACTCCAACAGTTCCTTGTATGCCTTGAGTTCCTTGAGTTCCTTGTGCTCCTTGGATTCCTTGCGCACCCAGCGCACCCTGAGTTCCAATTGCTCCTTGAACTCCAACAGTTCCTTGTATGCCTTGAGTTCCCTGCAAACCTTGAGGGCCAAGATTTCCTTGCGTACCTTGTCGTCCCTGTATTCCTTGAGAGCCAATAGAGCCACCCTGTCCAGCACCGACTGCAACAGACAAGGGGTTAGGAATTTGAACACTTACACTTATTTGTAAAGGTTCTCGTCCTTGTACGCCTTGTGGTCCTTGAGTACCTTGAATACCTTGTGTCACTGAGTTATCCCCCTAGTAACGAACACAGTGCCACGCAAAAATGTTTGTTGGTAGTTAACATCGGATGCGGTTGTTGCTTGAATGTCCCAATAACATTTATCGGGTAGACGAGAAGTCTGCGCACTAGTTAAAGATATGGTTAATTTGTCATTTTGACCAGCAACGTTAGTGATAGTAAACGTCGCAAGGACTGGCAAACCACCAGGTAATTGACGAATTTCTGATTTAAAGGTATATCCAGTAACATCAAATGGGAAGTCAAGAACTGCAGAGAAAGAGTCTCCTTCATACATTGTTAAATCGTAATTAGGAACATTAGACGGAGCAAGAGTTCCTCCATAAGTTGGCATAGGAAGAGATGCACGTGTAGGAGTTGACTTGTCGTCTACTTCCATTGGTAAGAAGACAGGTACATAACGATTTGTTGTTTTTGAAACTCGACGCAAAGTAAACACGTCAACTTTAAACAGACCAATACCAAGTTGAGAGCATAGTTCTTTATATTGTTCTTTTCGTGCTTGAACCATTTGCATCAATTGTTGAAAACGCTCAGAACGAGGTATAGTGACACCATCTGGTGCAAATACGTTGATATCAAAAGAAGCATCTGTAGCCAAGGTGTACAGCGCTAACGATGAAGCATAAATAACTACAGGGTACTCTTCAATAGTAGGAAGATTAAGTAGAGAGGTAGAACGCCCAAAAGGGTCAGTTCTATTTGCGGAGTGTTCAGCAAAAGCGGTGGTAATAAAGTTGTTTATTTCTGAGTCAGTAAAATACCGATAATAAGTTCCAGAAACAACAATTTCATCTCCAAGAGTAGGTACCGCGTCCAAAGTGATGTATCCAGTTAATTCTTCTACGTCTGTGGTAGCAGAAACATCGACACCTTCTACAGCGACTTCTAGAGTTACCCCATCTACGGGCGCATATGGAAGGAGAAAACGATTGGTAGAGCCATCGGCTGTAATAGAGTGGACAAAGGACTTGCCCATATCAGCAATTTCAAACCTGAGACGACTCGCTAAGTCAGATAGAACAGCCACAAGACCTCCGTTAACGTATCAAAGCCTATAATCTCGCGTAATAGCAATTTAGTAAGCACAAACATAAAAGGTCCGCCCCAACTGGGAGGAGGGCGGGAACCAGTTGAGGCGGACTATTTTTAGACGGCTTAGTTAGGCCGCCAAATGTATCCAAGTTGTTCTAAATAATTAGCAAGATGAGAAGGAACACGATACTTAACACCAGACTTAAATGTATAACTTTGAGGTGTCCCATTTACAACACCAAAAGTCATATCATCAATATCGGTGATTGTTCGAATGATTACGTAGTCATTCGACACTGACACGCCTACATTCTCAATTTCATCTAGAACAAGAGGAGCATCTGGTTTCTTTGGGTCAAAGACATCCCGCTCCATACTTTCTGCCTCGATTTGATTAGCAATCGAAATTTCTTCTTGACGCTTTTTTAACTCAGCAGCATTCTTTTTTGCTGCTTTTTCGGCTGCAACGCCAGTTGCATCCAATGGACTTGTTGCTTTATTTGCCACGGTGTTTATTCTCCTAAGTTGTGTGGTTGATGATGCCTGGGAGCCAAAGAAGGAGTATGGCTCCCAGACATCGGGTGAAACTAGTTGGTGTAGACCTTGACGATAGCCTGGTCTGTGATGACACCAAGACCCCAAATTGCGTACCAAGCAAGAGCGTGCTCACGACCGAAGTCAAGAACACCACCATCGCGAAGTTCGACTGGGAGAGAGATTGCGTGACCAAATGCGTTGTCACCAATCATGATGGATTCATAAACTTCTGCACCGTTACCAGTTGCAGAAGTCAAATAGCCTGCTTCAGCAGTGTAATCAGCAGACACTGGGTTACCACCTTGACCAGGAGCGGTGTTAGCCTTAACTGGTACTGAGATTGCTGAAGACGGAGCAGCAGCATCTGTAGAAGTGGTGTAAGAAGCGTTGATAGCCAACTTCTTAACCTGTGTGGTTTCGATGAATACTACGTCGTAGAGACGTCCAATTTCACCGAGCATGAAGTTACCTGGAGCAGCGTACTTTGTTACTTCGATGAACTCTGGGTTCGAACGAATATCACGTGACTGCTTTGGATGTACGAACTGTACATATGTTTCGCCAAGACGTGGGATGTTCTTACCAGCAAGGGTAAGAGCAGCATCCTTGACAGCACCGGTAGTTAACTTGTAGTTACCATCGAGTGCAGCGAAGTTTGCAGCGACTGTACCTTCGTTGTACCAGTCGTTTACACCCTGAAGACCTGTGCGGTCATAACCAAACACTGCAGAAGTTGCAGCAGATAGGGTATTACGTGCCTGTACGTCGAGATACTGCGCCATGTGACGACCAAGAAGACGTGAAGCAGAAGCCATCACGTCATCGAAGGATGCATTGAGAAGAAGTTCAGAAACTGCTACTGCGTAGCCGTGTTCTGCAACTGTAATAGCAATCTGCTCTGCAGTAAGAGCGTTCGTTGTCATACGAACACCTTCTGTTAGAGGAGATGGGTCTACTGCGAAGTTCTTGTAACGAAGGAAGTTCACACGAAGACCAGGAGCAACTCCTAGTTCAGTCTTCTTAACAGCGAACTGTTCGAAACGAAGGATTGGCATTGCCTGGAACAAGATTTCCTTGGACCAGATTGTCTGAATTGCTTGATTGAGGCTTGAATTGGAGCCTGAATAAGCGGTAGGGGCGCTGGCGAGTTGACCAGTACCTGTAATTGCACTTGCCATTTAGGTCAAGTCCTTTCTAGATAGTTGTTTGGGTTAACCGAACAGTCCCTGACCACGATTGCTGGCTGCATTGCCAAGTAGTTTGGCTCTTTGTTTCGCATAGTCTGCCAATGACATATCCCTGATTGAATCAGGCGTGTACGATTGTTGTGACGAATCATTATCGAGGGGTCCTGCGGCAGGCGCTGTTACGCGTGGTCCTGCCATTTGTGCTCTAGCAGACTGCATAGCCTGTTGAGCGGATTCTAAAATACGAGCAGATTTATCTTTAAGAGTTGCGATGCTTTGCTCAATTTCATCTGACGAAGTTCCTTCAATCAAGTCGATAAGTTCAGGAATAATGTTTTCACGTTCCTGTTCTAAACGAGATTGACGGTAATTCATCAACTCTTGGAACTTGCGTTCCTGTTCAAGGAGTGCGATAGCACGTTCTCTTTCAAGACGTTCGTTCTCTAGTTGAGATTGAAATTCTTGCTCCTTCTTCTTGAGAAGGTCTTTGAAGGACAGTTCGTTTTCTTCCTGCTCCTTCTTCAACTGTGCTGCACGGGCTTCTTCATCAGCAATGCGTGATTGACGCTCTGCTTCACGAGCCGCCGCTTCTTCTCGTTCTCTTTTCAAAGACGAGAGTTCTTCTTTCATCTTTTCCAATTGCGGATACAACTTGGCTTTTTCCTGCTCACGCGCCTTTGCGATGTCATCAGCAGAATAGGTAGGCATATCTCCACTCATTTGGATTTCTACTGGGGTTTGAACCTCAGCAAGTACTGTTTCGTCTACTGCGTTTTCCATAGTAGTCACTTATCTTTCTTATGTCGTTGTCCGTATGCCTTTCGGCGTATCCCTTTGTTATTATGAGATAATTGCATTACATTTAAATGCGCTTGTCTCGGTATATTCCAAATATTTTTATTTGGAAATCTATTCTCTATCCACTGCCCTTCTTTGAGGAATTTTAGTTCCATAGGCTTGGGTCAATAAAGTTTGTCTAATAGAGGCTTCTGCCTGTGCATTCATGGCTTCTGATTCCTGATTTACTGGGTCTTCGACATTTTCAGGAGTTGGGGCTCCTTCTACGCCATCGCCCATGACATCGCCATCACCTAACTGAGTAGGCTGTAGCGGAACGGCGCTTGTACCATCAGGTCCAGGCATCATTCCAGTCATATCTTGAATCTGTTTTTGAATTTGAACTCGAACGAGAGTCAGGGCACCGTCCGCCTTAGCATCTTCAACAAGTTCACGACGAATCTCTTGCAACTTCTCTTCTGGGAATTCTTCACCAAGAGTGCGAAGTGCGCCTTCCTTAGACTCAAGACCCATACCAAGTTTGGTCTGGATTTCATTAAGAACAATGAGTTTGTCGAGAGGTAGTGGAGGTGGGAACTGTACATAGTTCATGTATGACAGTGGGTCGTTAGGGTCTAGGCGGTCTAGTTGACCTTCCTTGATTGGACCATCTTCATTTGGGTTATAAAGGAATGTTTGTGGTTCCTTAATGGCAAGGGTGCGAAGTGCAAGTTCATTGATTCGCTCAAGACCCTTACCATATTGCGCTACTTTTTGAGAATAGCGATTCATCAATGGCTGATACTGAATAGAAAGAGCAACACCTGATGTGTTTGAAATTGGCTGGACTTGTCCAAGCGCAGTTTCAGGAATGTTCATAAGTTCGTGCATTGAGCGTTTTAGCAACTCAAGATATTTAAGTGCGCCGTCGATTCCTTGCGCACCACCTTCAAGGTTGAAGACTTGGGCGTCTTTGGGAAGACCGCCCCAAACCTTCTTTGCACCTTTCTCAAGGTTAGAGGCTTTAGCACCTACAATAACTGTCACAGGAGAAGCGTGATAGTTAATGATGTCTGCGACATCGGTGCTAATTTCGTTATATGCACGGTTGATAGTGATGATGTCGTGTGCGTCCGAGAGACCCCACGGTGAACCTGAAACAGGAACGTTAGGAATATGTACCACTGGGATAAGTCCTAGTGGATTTGGGCGTGAATCAATGAGTTCATCGTTGATGTACTCTTCAATTACGTCATCAGTCAAAATTTCAGTATAGGTAAACACTTGGCGTGTACCCTCAAGTGATGTGCCCCAAAAACGATACTTTTGTTTGAATCTCAGTAACCGTGTTCTATCGTGTGGATGGAACTCAGGGAAGCAGAAAGAAGAGTTCATAGGAAGAATACGGACACGACCAGGATGGAACATGCCAGCAGAGTCTGTCCAGGGCTCTTCATAAGCCACTTTGACGAATACATCGCCTGTGATACCACCTTGTTGTCCCATCTCAAGTAGGACACGCATTTTGTCGTTGTCAATCTCCCAAATACGTTCTAATCTGTCTGGAACAATTGCTTCAGTCGACTTTGGAGAACGGAAGTGAACGCCACGTCCAAAAACAAATCTTGCAAGGTAATCGTTGAAAGCGCGGTAGTAATTAACCGCAATCTGCATTTCGCCTTGCTCACGGCGGTAACCCCAGTGATGACCAAGATACATCGCCCAATTAAGTGAGTAACGGTTTAAACGAGGACCATGAACCTCAAATTCTTCGTCAGCAAGTTCTACAAGTCCAAGAGGTGAAATAGAAATAGTAAGGTCAGATGACGCCGCTCTATACGACGGTGGCGTGAAATCTAGAAATGACATTACTTCTTGCCTTTATCCTTTTCGGATTTGCTATCTTCTTTTTTCTTTACGCCTTTTTTATTTTCTAATTCTTTTTGTTGTTTCTTTTGCGCCATCTTTTTACGACGGTCTGCTTCAGTTGTTTCTACATACTGACCGCCTGCTTGTTGATACTTTTTAGCAACCCACGCACTTGCGCCAGGATTAGGCCATTTTGAATACTTAGCCTTTGCCTGTGCAACAAACATTGCATACAACTTTGGATTAGCGGGTTTTCTCACTGAACTCCTCCAGATAGCCTGTTCCCGCCCATACACTACCGTATGAGCGGGGTCAGGTTGCTAAATTAGTTAGTCGTTTACGACTGTTGGTGCTGGGCGTTGTTGACGTCCACCTGAACGTACAACTGTTTCGATGGTCTGCTCTGCACGGTCTGTGTAGGTACCGTGAGCAAACTCACCGAGGAATGTTGGGGCTTCAACCCATGCTGCAGAGCCTACGTGTGCACGCTCTGAGAGAGTTTCAGCAGCAGGCTTCTGCCACACAGGTGCGTTACGATTTGGACGACCTGCGGCTACAGCAGAACCTTGTGCCATTCCCTTTTGAAAATCGCTTGGAACATCGGTGTCGGTGGCGACGCCTTCTTCAAAGCGTAGTGGTCCACGTCGTACTGGGTTGTCCCCCAACTTACGTTCGTAGACATTTGGTGCACGCTCTGGAAAGCGAGGTGCTGGTGAAATAGTCATTGGAGACTCCTTATTTCTAGGTAGGTATACCTGGTTATAGTTTCCACCCTTTTGTGAACTTTGTGTGGCTAACCAAAGAAAGGATTGCTTGATGCCACAACTTCAGGCATTACAAGGTCTTGGGTTAAAGAGCATGCTATGGCTAAAGAGTCTACGAAGTCGTCATGTGCATACGACTCGTCAGGAGCAGCCACAAGAAAGTTTGGGCCTTTATACTGAACCTCTGCGTCCACCATTTGTTGATAGAACCTTTTCCAAGTTCTTAGGCGCCGAGTCTTTGCATGAGAAGGCCATGAAATCATTTTGCGTTGAATTAAGGCCTGCAGATGTTTCCATCTTTTTGATTGTTCGGAAGGACTAGAAGTTAAAGACATAACTTCTGCCCTTGGCAAAAGCAGTTTAAGTCGTTGTGCAACCGCGTCTCCCACACCATTAGCATCAACACCTACAGCAAGCACATCGTAGTTTTCTAAAAAGTTAACAATTTGATAGTACTGCTCTTCCCAGTCATCCCCTTGCATTTCAAGCCAATTTAAAACACGATGGTCAAAATAACCAAACTCATCAGGACGGTCCCAATCAACCCAAACAATAGTAACAACTGTTGAGTCGGTTTTTCTTGCAGGGTCAATTCCCACAACGACGGGTGTCTTGTGCCAACTTTTGACAAGTTCTTGCGACGTATCACCGAGTTCGTCCATGATTGATGATGTAACGAACATCCCTCTCTCCAACAACCATTTGCAGTTGTACGACATTTGGAATTCATCTGAGTCTTCTCCAATCCTTAACATTTCTTTACGAATAAATTTCTCATAATTTTGATTGAATTTTGATACGTCTTTCCAATCCCATTGAAAATGATTTTGACGTGCAGCACGACCTGTTTGTCGTCTACGGTTTAACTGAATGGAACGATAGAAATTGTTTTTGCTAGTGGTTGGTGTTCCAGTTTTAACCATAGTTCCTGCATAATATGCCAACATAGGAGATATAGACTTAGATACAACAAAGTCGTCAGCCTCTTGACACTCATCAATAATTACCAAATGAAAAGATTTTGATTCAATTTTTGCTCTTGGGTTTGCTGTCATCATGGTGATAGTTGAACCAGATTTTTTTAAACGAATTTGTCGTGTAACACCTCCTACACGTGCGGCTGTATCGTCAATTTCTGGGTCATCCATAATTTCAACAGCACGTTCTGAACTAAGTCTTGTGACAGTGCGTCCAAACAAAGTCTCTGCTTGTGATTCAGTTGGAGCAAAAAGCCCAACCCAAATACCGTCTTTAAATTTTCCCAATAAATCTGGATACAACTTAGCAAGTCTTGGTAGCAAAATCATCATCGTTGCTACAGTATCTGCAACGGTTTCTGATTTACCAGACTGACGAGAAGCAAGAGCCGTTATTTCTTCGCCATCATTAATGATGACGGATTCCATGATTCTACGTGCAAGAGGTTTTTGATATGGGTGTAAATCGTGTCCTACGAGGACTTTTAGGAACTCCAACATTTTGTCTATCAACTTGTTTACAAACTGTTGCGATAACTCGTCTAAAGGCTCTTCAACGTGTTCATCAACAGGTTGTTCGTCCTGTAAATAGAACTCAGGATTTATCTCTTCATATTTATCTTCTTCCATATACCACCATTAAACAGCGTGACCCACCTTTTGGGTGGGTCAACGCTAGACCTGTAGAGAGGCGAAGCATAGAAATCATATCACAGGGTTAGAACGTCTTTTTAATTCTTTGGCAATGGCGTGAAAGGCTTCAGCGCCCATAAGAACTTCGTCTAAGTCAGATTCGTTCTGCTGTCTCTGCCATGCTGTTATGTGCTTCCCCACTATGAACATTGACTGTTCCATCCAAGTTATTAAATCTGGAGTAGAGATTGTCGCTACCCTCTTCTCTATCCGAGTCTGGGGCTGGTGTCCATCCCGCTTCTTCCGTAAAATCATCGTAAGTTACATCCCGCCTTTCAAGTGCCGAATTCAATGCTTCTATTTCATCCTTTTTCCCAGTCCATTTTCCTAAAACTAGGGCTTTGTAATTAGGTAAGCGTACTATAAAGGGTTCAGAAGTCCTAAAAGGCTCTTCAATTTCTTGAGTCCAACCTCTAACGACTACCTTTGAACCCCAATGATAAGGAAATTTTGTGATTTGTATAAACAGGGGTCCGATGTTGTGAGCCTTTGGCATAGTTACCGTTTCTTTGGTTTTAGTGCTCTTTGTTTTTTGGCATTTCTATCATATTGTTTTGCGTCGCGCTTTAACTGCATAGTTCTAGTAAGTCTATAGAAGGCGGCACGAGCATATGAGGGTAATGCTGAAATATTGGCTGGACCACGAGGTTTGTAATCTAATACTTGGTAAATATACCGACCTTTGGAGACTCGACGTTTAAAATCTTGCCATTCCGCTACTGTAACTTCATAGTAGTTATAATAGGTTCCATCACGGAACACCACTGTTAATACGCTTCGGTCTCGGTCATACCCAGCAGCAACTGTTCTTGGACGTTCAGGATTGATTGAAGAGGTTGGAACTAAAGATAATGGAGCAGGAGCATCCGACTCACCAAATTGCGGTCCTTTTTCACCTGGGATAACAGTCTCACCGGTGTCTAAGTCTTCATCGTAGTATGTACGACCAGAAGAGCGGTCTACAAAGTTTCCTTGAGAGTCAATATAATAAACGTCTTCACCATAGAAGACAGCCTCTCCTGCTTGATTTCTTTTATTTGCTTCTGCTTGTGTTTGCGGATTATAGTACCGCATAGTTTCTGTGGCATTTAACAAAGAAATAGTTTCAAAAAACTCACCTGATGAGGCTGCTGTAGGCATACCAGCAAACGGACTTTGAAAAGCCCCTTCCTGTGACATGATGTTCATCATGCCCCTTGTTTGTTTTGGACCTAAACCAAAAGGTTGCCCAAGTGCTGCAAAATACTCGTTAGCAGACGGTATTGCTTGACGCCTGTTGCGGGGTGCGCCACCGCCTGCTATACGAGCCATAAATTACTTTAGGCTTATGCCCAAGGAGTAATAGTAACTGCTGCACCAGGAGCAACGTTGTTCTGTCCTGCTGATAGCGACTGTGTTTTGATTGTTCCAGTTGTACCAGTGAGAACTGTGCCAGGTGTAATAGAGCCTGTATCGGCGACTGTCCATCCTGAACCTGCAATAACAAGTGTGCTTCCTGAACCACCAGTTACAGTCCAAGTACCAACAACTGCTGTTGGGATACCTGTACCTGAAGCGATAGTGACCTTAGTGCCTACAGGCCATGTTGAAGTTCCACCAGTTACGTAAACAGTTGCTGCAGTAGTTGCAGTGACGTTAACGCGGGTAGGTTGTGTAGCAGTGTTTGTTGCTGCTGATGCAGTAGTGGACACAAGACTTGCATCCTTCATTGCATCGGTTGCGAGTGCTGTTGTAAGGCCAAGTACGCTTGGTACAAGAACGTAATCAGTTGAACCTACTACGTCTTCACCAGCGCTGTTTGCGGTAAATAGCGGATATCCACCCCATCCTGATAAAGCAATGATGTGGTTGTCTAATGCAGGGTCGAGACGACCTGCAAGTGTGTCTGGGCGTGCATCGTTTGGCTGGATTGGCATATTGCCCCAGACGAAATCGATTGCAACTTCTCCTGCGGAATCAAGTAGATTCCCATTGTTATTTGTTGCCATTAGTTTTCTTCCTCACATGTGTGGTTGTCTAGTTCAGTCTCAAAAAGAACTTCTTCGCAGTCGCGACATTTGAAGAAGCGTACTTCGTCTAGTGCTGGATGTAAGGAATCCGAATGTTCGTCGCCGTAAGCCCTCTGAGGTCCTGCTAGAACTTCAGGTGGAAACGGTCCTCTTGGACTGTGTGAGGATGATGGTACAGCATGTCCTTGGACTGCGAACTTACGAATTACTTTCATTTATTTCTTCGGTAGTAGACGGCTCTGCTTCAGGCTCTTCTACGACTGACTCTTCTACTTCTGTTTTGGCAGCCTTAGACTTCTTTTTTGATTTAGCGGGAGCAGTTTCTAGAGTTGCTAACGCATCATCTACTGTGTCGGTCATATGGGTAGTGGTTGGCAGATTTCCTGCCTTACGCATGCCATCTAGAAATTTTGGAAGGTGTTTGCCGCAATAAAAGAGGGACTTATCTTGTACGAGCCTGTATTCGTACAAAGAGATGTCGTCGCAATTAACGCATTTCATTATTTAACCTTCTTTGCTACCTTTTTAGCAGGAGCCTTCTTTACAGACTTCTTTTTGGCAGGAACAACTTTGACGTGTGCGGGTTGTTCAAAAGGAGTCCCATCAAATACTTTGCCATCTTTATCGCCATCTTTTGGTTGTTCAATAATCCATAGAAATTGAAGTAATTTTTTAATGAGGTTCATTTAGCAGTCCCATGCTCGTAGTGATTTATTAATCCGACTATTAGGGTCTCTAGCAGTCTTTGAAGAAGTATTTTTCTTCTTCATGCCTTCCATCCTAGCGCAGAATGATTTACGGCGTGCTGCTGACTTCTTGGATTTTTTAGCCTGCTCACGTTTTACCGGTGGCTTTAGGTCAGAGCCTGGATTTGCACGTTCGTATGACTTACGTCCCTTTTCATTGAGGCCGCCTTTAGCGTTCTTTCCTTCTTTACGTTGCCATGCTTCTGACTTTTTTGCCATTACCAGTTCACTCCATGTGAGAATTGTTTGCTGCCCATGATAGGCGTTCCACCAGTCATCGGTCCTGGTGTAGACATAAGGTTAGACAATCTGCTACGACTCTGTTTGCCAAGTTGTGGATGGTCTTTTAAAGTCTCTAGTTTTTTGTAATAATCAATTGAGTTTAACCCAAAACGTTTATTTATAGCCGCATCACGTTCTACAAGAGAAGGGAATGAACGAGCGGAAAACCTAACCATCTTTTTGTCATTAGTAGACAAGGGAGCATACCTATCTTTGAATCCTGAATTGAAATGATTATAGGAGTCATCGTCTCCGTTTAATGCTACTGGCATTAGTCGGGTGCTCTCATCGCTCTTCCAGTCTTTGGGTCACGAACTGGTAACGGACGATGTGTCTTTTTTGATTCTAATTCTTCTTTAATTTTTGATGTTTTTTTCACATGTGTGCTAGTAAACGACCCTGCTCCTATTGTTACAGGAGTTCCAGGCTCTGCTTGTTTATTCACATCTTTCATGTAATTACTTGCTGCCGAATAATGTGCGTTTAATAAATTAACAGCATGTTCGTGAGTTTGTTGAGTGGCAGCCATGTGATGCATGAGTGCTTCTGATTGAACCTGCTCTGGTTTTTTACGTCCCATTCTTCCAATGATTTTACTCAACTCAAGGAAGGGGTTTGGACCACCTGAATATTGTTGAAGGCTCATGAGTCAATAATCCCTTAGTCTTGAGTTTTTGGGGTATTCAACGAGTCCTCAATCTTGATAAGGCGTTCACCCATCTCAACAAAAGCCTCAAGCATGACGTCGACTTTTTCTTCAATTTTTTCTTGTTTGTACAGCATCTTATTAACGACGTCCTTAGTTGACTTTCCACCATTCTGGCTAAGTTCGCCATCTAACTTGTTGAGGCGCTCCATAACACCAGGAACTCGGTCTCTACCTGGAGCCTCTTCTTCGCCCATCCAATCACGTCTAAAGTGTTCAAACCACCCTAGAAATTCTTTTATGCGTTTATATCCTGGGCGAAAGATGACGCCCAAGGCTGTTAATACTGATGCAACAAGGATGACTACACCAGCAGTTGCCTCAAGCGCCATCTCTCTCCTTAGTTACTTCTTCTTAGCGCCAAACCCGTAGGCTGGGTCTTTTGGATTTAATGCCTTTGCCAATGGTCCAAGAAGACCTGCAATAAATGCATTAAGCAAAGTCTTTGGGTCTGTGACGCCGCTCATGTATAGAGCAGCAACTGCTGCGGCAGCGGCACGGAGGTATGTACCTGTTGCTGCTTCTAGTGCTTTCTTATCCATATATCTCCTAAACGAGATGCCCTTCTCAAGGAAAATAATCTCTTAATCTTCGCGGTTGCGCAAGGGATACGTGAGCACCCAAGCACAGAGAGTTCCGATTGTTGCCCAACCAACTACATCTTTTGCGCTTCCATCAAGCACAATCCAGGCAATAAACATGCCAAGTAGAGTCCAGAGTTGGTCTGCCATATCTTTAAGGAACTTCATCATTTGCGTCTTCTCCTAACGGCTTTCATGTCTCCAGTTGGCGCACCGCCACCTGAACTGCCACCCCTATTGCTATTTGACCCTCCAGTCGTTGTAGACGCTGCAGCAACAGCAGCAGCGTTCATAGCAGCACCAGCAGCGACAACTGTTGCTACAACCATCTTTGTTGCTTCTTCACGTTCTTCAGGTGACATGTCAGCACCAATATTTCCCAGTGCAAGAAGAGCCTGACCTGGGTCACTAAATATGGCGCCAATTAATTCCGAAGGATTTTCCAATAATGTAAGCGCATCTGCAATTTCTGCAGTAATTATAACTGGATTACCGTTCTCATCGGTTCTGACATCAACAGGAGTTTCAGCAGGAAGGTCTGCATAAGTAATTCCAGCCTCTTTTAAAGTTTCACTAGATACAGCCTCGCCAGGTTTAAGGTCAGCCACAATAGCCGTTACTACAGCAGCCTTTTCTTCGGCTGTTAGTTTGCCATCAGCAAGAGCATTCGAGATGACGGCTTCTGGTGTAGGCTCTGGCTTACTTGGTTCAACGATAGGAGTATTCTGTGTTTCTTCCGACTGATTATTTTGCTCTTGGTTGTCTGTTTCTGGCTCTTCTGATTCTTCAGGTTGGGGTTCAGGAGAAGACTCGTCAGTTTCGCCGTTTTCTTCAGGGGTTGTGGGCTGTTGCTCTTCTTCTGTCGGGGATGGTTCTTGCTCTGAGTCTGTAGGCTCTGATGAGTCTTCAGGTTGATTATCGGAAGATTCAGGAGTGTCTTGAGGATTCTCTGAATCGTTTGGAGTGTCTTCAGGAGTGTCATCTTTTGGAGCGTCCGATGGAGGCTCTTCCGGATTTTGTATTTCCTCTTCAGAAGGTTCTGAAGGATTCTCTGGAGCAGGTTCAGTTGGCGTTGGTTCAACGGGAGTTACCGTCACAGGAGGCTCAGGAGTTGGTTCGGGCTGCGGCACAACGGGCACTGGTTGAGGTTGAGGCTCTGGTTGAGGTGTTGGAACCGGGACAGGTTCTGGAGAAGGAGTAGGTTGCGGTGAAGGTTCGGGTTGTGGTGCTGGCTGTGGTGTCGGCTCTGGCTGCGGCTGTGGTGTTGGTTGTGGTTGCGGTACGGGAGTTGGCTCAGGTGTTGGAGTCGGCTGAGGTTGAGGCTGAGGAGTAGGTTCAGGTGTCGGAGTTGGTGTTGGGGTTGGTTCTGGGGTTGGTGTTGGCGTTGGCTCTGGTGTTGGGGTTGGTATGGGCTGTGGTTCGGGAGTGGGAGTTGGAGTGGGTTGAGGCTCAGGAGCGGGCGCAGGCGTGGGAGCAGGAGCAGGAGTAGGTTCTGGTGTTGGTGTTGGTGTAGGAGTTGGTGTTGGCTCTGGTGCAGGTGGCACTGGTGTTGGTGCTAACTCAACTGGTGTTGTAGTTTGTGTAACACCTGCTTGTTCAACAGGAACTACAGAACCATTCTGTAATCTGGCTCCAGTTCTTTCTCCGCCATAAAGAGGACCATCAACTGTGTAAGTGTAATTAACTGTGCCATCAGTTTGAATTTGTCCAGTAATAACAATCTGTGTTGTGTCGCCTGTCATTGTTCCAAAACGACGATAAGAACCATCTACTTGGAATCCACCATCACTAGTTCTAATGATGAAGTGTGTATCTGGCATTTGATTTGGTAATGCCCACCAGTCACGGGATTCTATAGAAACAGAAGGAGTATTTGGATAAGTCCAGTAAGTTCCATCAGGCTGACCAAAGGTAATGACAGAGTTTGTTGTAGCATACACGTCCGTATATGTGACGCCGTTGAATACGACTGTCGTTGTTAACGGAATTCTGTAAGAAACATCATCACCACCAGCAGTTACTGTTTCAGTTACAACAGGTGGCGGAGTAGGTTGGGAGGTAACAGCAGGTGGATTTTCTGGGGACGTGGCAGGGCTCGGTGTGGACACTGTATTGCTTGGGGACGGGGATTGTTCTGGGGTGGGTGTGGGCGTCGGAACCGTTGAAGCGGAAGGTGAGGGTTCTACGGTCGGTGTTGCAGACGGACTCGGCTCAGAAGATGGAGCGGGTTCTGAGGTTGGAGTCGTACTTGCGCTTGGAGAAGAAGAAGGTTCAGGAGTTGGAGTCGGAGTTGCAGTGGAAACAGGCGAGGATTCTGGCGTTGGAGTCGGACTTGGAGCGGGTTCAGTCGAAGTTGACGTCTGGGGGGATGGAGTTACCGCAGCATCGGGGGACGTACTGGAAATCGGAGTGGGAGAAGTCGCAGGAACGGGTTCTGAAGTTGGAGTTGGAGTTGGAGTCGCTTCGTTCGAAGACGTTGTGGAAGGACTAGGTGAAGGAGCAGGTTCGTCTGCTCGAACAGGAGTTACTAACAAGAGAGCGTAAATAAACGCTGCTCCTAATAAAAAGTATATTCGATTAAAGAAACCGTATTGTGCTGCGGATGAACGCAGTAGTTTCAAGAAACCCCTCGGAAACTTGTACCCCTCAGAAATTAAATTATACTGGTTTCCAATTTCTTCGCACTATTAACTTAGATGCGGGATTCTGAGAATTTACTGATTCACCTTGTACACCACGACCACGGTTACTCCATGACACAACACTTGGTTCTGCTTTTGATTTGTAACCTAAGTTAGTGTTGTAACCAAAATGTTGTTTAATTCCACGACGTTGATTGACACGTAACGTTTGTCTTTGCATTTTAGGAGAACCAAATACTTCGTCCATTAACTAACTCCTGCTGGTCCATTAAAAGTAGTGCCACCAACTGAATCCGTAACTGCTGCTGTCTGGTCTGTTCTTCCATCAACAGGAACTTGTTCAGGATTCATTACGCCAGTTCCTGAACCCATACCTGCAACCATATTAGGATAAAGACCAAACCAAAATCCTGCGCCTGTATAACCTGATTCTCTTTTTCTCTTGAAACGACGACGCTTGCTTTCTTCTACAGTATCCATGTAATCATGGAACTGTGCTGAAAGAGTATTGACACGTGGTCCTACACTGTAGCGTCCATAACTTCCTTTAATGCCGCCCATCATTCCCTGACCTAGGACGTATCTATCCTTGTTTTCCAAAGTTGAACATCCCTTCTGGGTCATAGACTTCAACAGACTTTAATACTAGAGAATTGCCTGCCTGTCTTGCATGGTGTCCGCAAAAATATAACTGTCCTGTAATAAGGGTCGCACGCACGCGTGCCTGAGCCCCACACTTGTCGCACCTATCAGAGACCTTTAATGGCTCTTTCGTGTCGACAGCGGTCATTAAAGGGGTCTCTTACATTCGCTACAGACTTTGGCTGCTGCAGAGTTATCTGTGTGTTTATCTGCGCTTGCTGCCGCTCCCTTAAACTTTGGACGACCAAACCCTACAATAGAAATCATTACATTCTTTTTGTTCTTTTTATAGGCACGAAGTTGTTTGCAAACTTCTCCACCATTTCTTTGACTGCCCTTTTTGTTGCTTGAAGTATTACCTTCAATACACCAGACAGTTCCATCGCCGTTATCTTCAATAACAATACCTACGTGAGAGATACGGTCTACGCCATCTGATGGAAAATCAAAATAAGCAATATCTCCTGGCTCTGGGTCTGCGACGTCTCCATCAATCCATGAACCAGCCTTTTTAAAGGCTGCTGCTCCACCTGGTGTGTACACTGTGTTGGGAACTTTTACTCCAGCCTCATTAGCGCACCACATAACGAATGAGCCGCACCATGGTTGAAAGTTAGACTTTGTAAAAGCGCCATACTTTGTCTCATTATCTTTTGGACCTTCAATAGTCCCAACTTCTGCTTTCGCAATTTCAATAAGACGTGCGGCTGTTCCTTGTTCTGCCATTAGTCTTTATCCCAATCTGTGTCAACTGGTTGCTCTGCTGGCATTGCGCCATCAGGCTTCTTAGCAAGACGTGCTCTTACTTCATCAAGTTCTGCATCAAGTTTATCTTCTGCCATTCTAATTTCAGATTCTAATTTCTTGTCTGCTTGTGTGTTTTTAGCGTCAACTTCTTTATTTGCCATTTGTGCTGCCATCACATCTTTAGCACCAGATTGACCAATAAGAAGACCAGCAAGAGTTCCGGTAATAAATGTTGCTACGCTTCCAAGAACATTGAAGAACATCTTGTCGTTCTCGGACTGAGCGCCAATCGGCTGAGTAACAAACAACAAGCCATAGAGAATACCTACAGCAGTAAGAAAAAGAATGGAACCCAATGTGATTCCAAGAATAAACTTCAATCGAGCATCGAGGTCTTGTGGTGTTAACCGTTCTTTAGCCATTTGTTGTTCCTTTTGCTTTCTTAAGGTTTGAGTTCAAATCCTCTGGGCATGTTTTGTTAACGGTACATAGTGGTGGTTTGCACTCTGCTAATTCCCAGTTGGCTGGGTCTTGGCAAGGATACCGGTAACTACCATCATAGCCACAGCCAGTAAGAAGGGCTATGGAAGTTGCCAATGAGATGAGCAGTCTTTTCACAGGCTCAATTATCAGTCCTGTTGGATTCCTAGTCTTTCTAAGTATCGTTCTTTTTCACTCATAAGGAACTCCTCAATTCGTTTGTACTGCTCTTTAGCCCTTTCTCTTGTCTCTTCAATCTGTTCATCGGTTAACTCTCCAACAAATTCTCTGAAAGTAGTAAGAGCCAGGTCTAAGTCAGTTTTAGCAAGAGCGGCTTTTAGTTGTGCTTGTTGCCACATAAACTCTGCATGCTCTATCTTCCTTTGCCTTCTCTTGTCCTGTGTTTTAGACATGTACCACCTCTGGTATCGAGTCGTTGAATTGGTCCAAGGGTATACGCCATGAACCTTCTGGTGCGTACTTCCATTCATCTCGCTGTACATCCTCCATAGGAAGCCAGCCATATACCTCAACCTGCGAGTAGTAGTCGCGGTCAAGTACGCGTGCTCCCACGAGAAGGCGACCAGGCTTTACATCTTTTGGAAATACTGGAATGTCATCTCGTGTACGAATACTCTTTACTTCAATTAATGAACCAACATCAGGGATGTGTTGTCTAAATGGATGTTCTTCATTTGGGTAGAACGGGAAGTTAAGTGGCATCTTATAAAGTTTTGCCACAGCATATTCAGCAACAATGCTTCGTACATTTGCTGAAATCTCTGGTTCTAGTTTTGCTTTGTTATCGCCAGCATAATTAGGGCGGTCAATACTTCCCCACTTCATCATCCAACGATTGAGTGCAATGTCTGCGCATGCACGAACTTCTTCTTTGCTTAGGTTAACAATCATGTCAAGAGCCTAGCAGATTTAAATGGGCAGTTTTTGCGTGCTCATACCCAGGAGCCTCGTATTAAATTGTGTGACGTAGGTTACTTGATATTTATAGTCCGTGGTTTCTTATGTTCAGGAATTTCTCTTTC